TTAAATCCAGAACTTATTCCAGAAGGATCAAAATATTTTAATAAAATAGAATTAACTAAAACACAGGAGCAAAAAGATAATGATATGGAATTGGCAAAATTTCTTATTAGTGCTATGGCTTTGTATATCGGCTTCCCTTTCTTTTTCTAGTAAAGCTGTAGAGTGTACAACTGACACCACAGGTCTTTGTTCTCCAACAATAGAAGAAATTATTGAACAATCTATTGTAGAAACTATTGAATATAAATCAGATGGATTTACAACAACTACAACAACTACAAATGATATTACAACAACAACAGTTACCAATGAAGATTCAAATGATTTATTAAATGGCGATAATGGATATGTAATTAAAAAATTTGAGGGGGATATGGATAGCGATTGGGGTGGTCAAGGCTCTGCTTCAATGCCTTCTGGCTCTGGCTGTGGTAATTTAGGAACTGATAAATGTGCTTCTATAACTAGTGCAAGTAATTATACTTCAACAATGGGAGTACCAAATGCTGGAACAACTTTTATTCAAACAGTTGATATTTCTGCTTTAAATATAACTTATGGTGGAGAAACTAATTATACAATCAAAGTAGATAAACAAGATGCACAAGATTCTATTTATATGCACATCACAGGAAAAAATGGATCAACAAATGTTTTTTCTGGAACTGATATTTTAAGTGCTAGTGGTACTGCAAGTGGGTATCAATCTTATGAAGGTGGATTTGATTTTTCTGGAAGTTTAACAACTGTCATTATTGAGATTGGAGGTAGAGATATCAATCTTTCTATTGGCCCCTTGTTTGATGATGTCTCAATCAATGTGCTTTATAATGTTATCAATACCATTATCACGCAATCAATAACTTCTGTTGAAATGTTTGTAGCATTAAATATTGATGCTCCAGAAGATGTTGTAGATGTTGTTGAAGATATTTTTGATAACAATGAAATGAATGAGGAATTTGTTTTAGAGCCAATAGAAATTCAAGATGCTAATTATGAAGCAGTAGAAATTGAAATTCAAGAAATTGAAATGGCTGAAATAGAAATAGAAGTTATGGAAATGGAAGCGGAAGTTGAAGCAGAGATAGAAATGGAAATACAAGAAGCTGTAGAAGAAGTGATTGAGGTAGCAGAAAATACACAAGAAGAAGAAGTGCAAGAACAAGAAGCAGAAACCGAAGAAGCGGAGGAAGAAGTTGCAGTAGAAACAAAACCAGTTGAAGAAAAACAAGAATCAAACCAAGAAAAACAATCAGAAGATAAAGAAGAAATTGAAAAAAAACCCGAAAAAGAATCATCTAAGGAAAAAGCTGTTAAAAAGATTATGAAAAAGATGGACGATAAAAAAAGATATGATGATGTTAATCAAACTAAAACTCTGGTTGTTATGCAAGTATTAGGAGATAGTAAAACTTTTTTTGATACTCAACAAGCATTAAATGATAGAGTTGATTTTTTTTCAAATGTTACTTTACCAGACACTACAATATCTGATAATAGTATGGCTAGTTACTTTCTATTCGCTGGAAGTGATGGTTTAATGAATGAATTGGTAGATAGTCAATGGCAGAATTAGAAGTAGCTGGGATCAAGTTTAGAGGTGGCAAAATATTTCTTATTATTACAGTATTATCCTCTTTATGTGGTGCGTTGTGGGGTGGCTTTGAATTTTATAAAGATTACCAAAATATGCGTACTAAAATAGAACGATACACAGCACCAGATTTAAGCGGTTTTGATAAAAGAATAGATTTAGTTCAGCAAGAAGTAACGATGCTTCAATCAGAAATGACTATGATTTTAGATGAAGTAGGACTTGTTGCTGATGTTGCAAAAGAATTAAAGAATGATTTAAAAGCAGATGTAAGAAGAATTGAAACAATAGTTGAAGATGTAGAGCAAAGAGTTAAGCAAGATTCAAGAGATAATGGAAAAGATTTAAAAGAAATTATTGCTGATGTAAAAGATGAAATGCAAGATTTGGAAGAAAAAATAGATAAAAGAATTAAAACAACTTTAGAAAATCCATTAAGCCAAATGAAGTAATGATAAAAATATTTTTATTATTAATGGTTTTTTCATCACCCAATCAACCATCTGTTAAATATACAGCCGCATTATATTTTAATGAATTAGAATGTATTATTGCAAAGGAAAATTATATAAAAATTTATAGGAATCAATCTCAACAATATAAAGATAAAGTAAAAACAGAAGCGTTTTGTATTCCTTTTGATTCTTTTCCTTTAACTAAAAAAAAAACAGGTGCTTAAATAATGGCACAACAAACAACATATTCAAAATCATTTACGATAACAAGAAAAAGAACATCAATAGGAAATTCATCTCGTTCAAAGCCTAAAAATAAACATAAGTTGAAATCTTGGAAAAAATACAATAGACAAGGGAATAGATGACAAATTTAAAACCTAAAACAACCAAAGAACATATTATTCATATCTATGATAAAATAGACAGAATAGAAAATAATCATTTAAAACATATTGAAAAAGATATTAGTAGATTAAATTTTGTTTTATGGGCAATAGGTTTTATGATTTCAACTCAATTTATAGCTTGGGGATTGCGATTTTTTAATTAGGCGGATTAATGGAAGATACAGAGTGGAATGAACTCAAGGAAATTCAAGAAAGACTACACGAGGCACTAGACAAGGGATATCCATTTGTAGGTAAAGGCGGTGTTGGTCAGCCTACAGGAGCAAGAAAAATAGTTTCTGATTTGTTAAATATTCCTAGAACTACATTACAAAACAAAATAGATAAGATAGAAAAATTAGCAATAGGTAGCTCCCATTGGGCAATAGAATGGCATAGATATAAAGAAGTAAAATCTCAAGTTATCATTGAAGAATATAAAAAACCCATTATAAGAATACCAGCACAATCTACCTCATTTTCAAACCCTACCAAAGTATTTGTCATTCCAGATGCTCATGTTTCCCCAGATGAAAATATAGACAGATTTTATTGGATAGGAAAACAAATAAATGATTACAAGCCAGATTATGTCGTATGCATTGGAGATTTCTGTTCTTTTGATTCAGTTAATACTTTTGATAAAAATCATACTGTTAAAGGAGGAGCTAAACCTCCTATATCAGCAGATATCCAAATTACTAAAGAAGCCTTAAATTTATTACATGAAGGAATAGGAGATCATCAATGCCACAAGCACTATTGTTTAGGCAATCATGAGGTCAGATTATATCGTTATGAAAACGAACACAAAGAAATAGTTGGTGCTTTCTCCCAGCAATATGAAAACCTATGGCGATCTAGAGGTTGGGGAATATCTGAATATGGAGAATTTTTTTTTATTAAAGGAGTGGCTTTTGTTCATGTTCCTCTCAATGAAATAGGGCGAGAGATAGGCGGTAAGACAGCAGAAGCAAGTCAGATTTCTAATAATGCTATGCACGATATAGTCTTTGGTCATAGTCATAGAGAGAGGTCTTGGAGAGCATCAAAGCTAGGCAGAGGTAATTATGTTAAAATTGTGAATGTAGGCACAGCAATGGATTTTGGTCATGTTGAAAATTATGCTAAAAATAGTGCTAATGGCTGGTCTTATGGTATATCTCAATTGTTATTAGCAGATGGTCATATACAAGGTCATAACTTTGTATCAATGATAGAATTAAGGGAGAAATATGAAAACGAAAGACAAGCTCATTCAAAGAGTATCAGACAAGATGATAGTAAGGGCGAACAAGGGAATAATTAAATATGGTAATACTATGGAGGAAACAAAAAAAACTAAAAAACAATGGTTAATAGAAGCACAGGAGGAATGTTTAGATATGGCAGTCTATTTGGAAAAGTGTATAGAAGATGAAAGATAAATTTATTGCACAATATTGGTATTCAAATGATTGGTTGGGTAATCGTAGCAAAGTATTTTATGTAGGTGCAAAATTAGATTGGGCAAAGGAGATAAAAGATGGATCTAGAAAAATTAAAAAACGAGATAAAAAAGGAAGAAGGTTATAGAGATATTTTGTACTCTGACCATCTGGGTTTTGCAACAATTGGCTATGGGCATTTAGTTAAACCTCATGAAAAATTTACAAAAGATAAAAAATATGATCGTAAAGTTTTAGAAAAAATTTTTAATTATGATATTTCTATTGCTGTTTCAGATTCTAAAAGTTTATGTAAAGGCATTGAAAATGATGAAGTTATTGAAATTATAGCTCATATGTGCTTTCAATTAGGAAGGACAAAAACAGCCAAATTTGTTAAAATGTTTGAAGCAATTAGAAAAAAGGATTATTATGAAGCTGGATTACAAATGGAAGATAGTCTATGGGCGAGGGAACACACACCGAGAAGGGCAAGGGAACTGGCACACAGGATGAGAAAGTTGACTTGAGGAAACATAGAAAAAGAATTACAACACCAGAAGAATTACAAGAAATATATGAAAATAGAAAAAAATATGCAGAAGAAGAATTAAAAGAAAAAATGGCTAAATTAAGTGAGGAACAAAAAATATGAAAAAAAATATAACAGTATTAGGTAAAAAATAATGGGATTATTAGATATATTTTCTGGAGGTACTATTAAAGCAGTTGGTGGTATTATTGATGAACTTCATACCTCTACAGAAGAAAAAGAACAATTAAAATTACGATTTGCAGAAGTTGAAGCCAAGCTAAAAGAAAAACAAATGTCAATTAATTTGGCTGATGCTAGTTCAACTGCTGGTGGAATTTCTGGATTTATGCAAAGATCATGGCGACCTATGATTGGTATGTCCTGTGCTTTAGCAATATTTTGGGAGTATGTTCTCTCAAAATTTATATTATTTTTTCTTGGTGTATTTCATGTTGAAGTGAT